GGAGGCACCGCCGTGACGGAGTACGCCGTCGACGGTGTCGCCGGGGTCACCCACGTCGGGACGAAGTGATTGGCGGCCCATTCATCGGTCCGCAAGAGAGGCTGAAGCAGCTGTGTCGCTGACGGCCGCCACGCGGCGCGGCGCACCAACAGCACGGCTTCGTCGAGATCCAGCCGGCCAGACGCCGGCGGTGCCGCGTACACCGTTTCGGCCCGCGTGGCTGTCGCGCCCGTCTCGCGCTGGAACTCGTCGCGCTTCCCCTGGATCGCGCCGTTGAGCGTCGCGAGATCGAATTGATCGGTACCAGTCCACGTGCCGCCGGCCGCGGCTGGTTCGAGCAGGGCGTACTGGAGATCAGCGACCATCTCCCAGTTGGTGACTGACCGTGCACGCAGCGCCGGCAGCTCGGTACCCAGATCGTAGAACGGGACGAGCATTTGCGTCGCGAAGCTGTCCTGCGCGCGGAAGTGCGCAGTCATCGCGTTCCACCAGCGGAGCGCCTCGCGCAGGTACCCTGTCAGTTCGGCGGCAACCCACCGAACCATGTTGGGATCTTGCAGACGGATAGAGAGCGCCGTCTGTGCCTGCGCGAGCGTGGGCTGGGTGTACGGCATCGACGTGGCGAGGGTTCAACGTCCCCTTGCGCCATCGGAGGGTTTTACCGGGGTTGCCCCCTAGCCTCCGACGCATTCGCGGGGACGTTCAACCCTCGCAGGGTGTCTAGCGGGACGTCGCCTTGCGAATCGGTCCCTGCGCGCTCGGCGCCGAGGCCGCGTAACCTGGCTTCGGTCCCTTGCTCGGTCCGCCCAGGCGATCGGTCACGCGCGTCGGCAGGCCGTTGTCACCACCCGAGCGCGGCTGATCGAAGATGCCGCCCATGTTGGTTTGGCTGCCTTTGCCCAAGCCAGCCTTGAACGGCGGATCCATCGTGCACCGCACGCCTTTGGACGTGTAGGTGCCCGGTCCGCCTCCGCGATCGGTTTTTGTCGACGCCATGCTGATCTCCTTTGCTAGCGACGCCCGGTGTTCCGTCCACGACGGGCACCGCGACGCATCATGCCACGAACAGGGGGCCGTTGCGCCGCTTGCGGATCGATGCTCGGCTCGCCGGGCAGGATGCTCTGTGCCGCCCCTGGCGCTCCCCCACGTGCCGTCGGCCGCGGACGACCACGGAGTGCTCCCACCAGCGCGCCGACAGGACTTTTCGGCTCGCCACGTGCGATCGATTTGGCGGCTCCGGTTGCCGATTTGCCGACTGCCTTGACGGCGCCGGTAATTCCCCGATGCAAGGCTCCCAGGAATCCCATCAGAACCTCACTAGATGCGATTGCATGAAGTTACTGTCGATCGGAAACGCATTCAACCCCTTGAAGTCCCAGGTGCCCGTCCGCAAGCCGTGCCCCCGAGCATACACGGTTTGCAGCGCCGCCTCGTCGTCGTTCTTCTTCGCCAGCAGGAGCGCATCCTTGAAGTTGGCCTTGGACACCGCGATGAGCGATTGCCACGCCACGCCCTTGAACGTCGGGAAGTTGCCGACGTTGGCGGCGGCGAACGGATACGAGTAGGTCGCCTTGGCACGCTCCAGAATCATCGCGTCGGGGATGACGTCCGGCTGCGCCTCATTCTGCTGCGCGAAGTCCGCCCCACGCCGACGGAAGCGCGCGTAGAAGGTCTGCCCCGACGTCGGGTGCGGCCACAGCTCGTAGATGTTGACGCCAGGATCGACCGTCGCGACCGGAATAACCGTGTTGGCAATCGGATCACTCTGGTACGCACCGGCGTAGGCGCCGAGGAAGTAGGCGAGTCCCTGCGCCGTGCGCTGCGGATCACGCAGATCGAAGTACTTCGACGTGTGCGACAGCCGCCCGTTCTCATGCGTCATCGAGAAGGCGTTCGCCATGTCGTTGAGCGACTCCCAGCCGAGGAAGTCGGCCATCGGCGGTACGATGTACGCGCGGTAGCACTGGTAGCCGGACGTCGCGTTGGTGGCTTCGAGCACGACGCGGTTGAGCGTCAGGACGATGGCCGCCGGGACGGACGCGTCGAAGTTGATGATGTTGTACACCTGTCCCGCGACAGGCGACGTCGCGCCGAAGCGAATCGACAGGTTTTGAATACCCGGCACGGCGCCGACGGCGGTTTGCGCGAGCAGCGCGGCTGAGGCCGTCGCGTCAAGCGTCACCGTATCGGTGTACTGCGTGATCGAGACAGCGCCGGCGGTCACCTGCGCCGGGCAGACGACGGCGCCGTCGAGTGACAGGAAGCTCCACAGCCGCATCTGGCGAATGTCACGCCACGCCCAGTTGATATGTTTCTGCGCCAGCAGGGGCGAGAGGCCCGGCAGTTCACCGGTCAGCTGCGAGACGAGATCAAGGAAGGCCATGCGCCATTACCTCTCGCTGCACCGCGTCAGCGACACGGTCCACGGACAGCCGTACCCAGGCCCGCGCGCAGTGATCGCACGACTTGAGCATGCCGCAGGGCGTTCCCGGTTGGTCATCGACAAGATTTTCGTGCTCAGGATAACCCAGATTGGCACAGCTGACGTTACCGCCCCACAGCACGACCGCGCGCACGCCCAGCGCCGCCGCCGCGTGCGGCAACCCGCCCTCGGTCGACACCAGCACGGCTGCTGATTGCAGAATGCCGCACGCCTCGCGGAAGGTTGCATGTGCTACGTAGTCAACGATATGCGGCAGGCGCTCGGCGTCGGCGTGCGCGAGCTGTACGATCGGCAGGCGGGTGACGTGTGCGAGTCGCATCGCGAGTCGTTCCCAGAACTCGCGCGGCGGGCGCCGGTTCACGTGTTTGCGCTCGGCGGTCGGCTCCAGCAGGATGAACGGCCCGTGCCACTTCCGCAGCCGGTAGCCGTGCACGCGTTCGTCACCGGTTAGGTACAGCCGCCCGCGGTGATCCTGTGCGCGCCAGTCGGTCCAACGCCAACCGGTGTCGAGCGAGTACGGGTTGACGATGTAGGGCAGCGCGTCGCGGCCGGTGACGAGTTGACGCAGACCTGGCTCCGTCCCTGGCACAGCGACCGCCGGGTTGTGCAGCCACACGGGATTCCAGCGCGGGCGCCCGGTGATGTCGACGAGCAGGATCGGTCCGCGCGAGCGATCCGCGTCGAAGATCGTCTGCGCCTGGCCGGCGGCCATCAGCTGATCGCCGTAGCCCATCAGGGCCACCAGAGGATGAAGTCGGATCCGAGCTGCGTGCGAACAGCCGCGCCGAGCGACAGCAGGTAGTCGACCGCGGCCGTTGGCGCGAAGCCGTAGTCGGCGTGGTGCGGAACAATGTGCTGTTCGATGAGAATGACCGGCTTGCGCTGCAGGAGCGTGCGACGCGCGCCGGCGAGCACGTGTGGCTCGTAGCCCTCGACGTCGATCTTGAGCAGGTCGACGCCCCACAGGTCGTAGTCGTCGAGGCGGTCCATCTCGACGCGCGGGGTGTCCACGGCGGTGACGTCGACGTGGGCGCCACCGGACTGCCCGTCCGCGGCCGTCAACGCGACGCTGCCCTGATGCGAGCCGAGCGCCCGTTCGTACAGGCGCACGTTTGGCGCGTAGCCCATGTTCGCGCGCCAGCACTCGGCGTGCGCGGCAACCGGCTCGAAGGCAAAGACGTGCGCGAAGTCCTTCGCCATGTAGTACGACAGCAGCCCGACGTGCGCGCCGATGTCGACGGCGACGGCCTTGCGCCCGAGCGCAGTACAGAGTCCGCACGCAGCGGCGTACTTGTGATGCTGCCAGGTCAGGCGACCGGCGACGCGGACGTTGGCCGCGGCCATCGCCTCGGGCAGCTGTGTCTCGCCGTCAGGGAACCACCACGCGTCAAACTGCTGCATGGGCGAGTACCGAATCAAGCGCGCGAGCGACCTGTGCAGGGGCGATGTCTCGCATGAACAGTGCGCAGTGCGCGCACGGACGCCACATGCCGCACGGCGTGGCGCCGATGCCGACGCCGTCCTGCTGGTCGTAGCCGCCAAGCACGTCCCAGTCCATGCACGCGCCCCAGATGGTGATCTGCGGATGCCCAAGCGCCGCCGCCGCGTGGCACATGCCCGACTCGCCACGGATGTACACCAGTGAGCGTTCGACGAGCGCGCAGGCTTCGCGGAAGGTCGCATGCTGGTACACGCAGCCAGGCACGTAGAACTCGGACGGCGTGCCGGAATGGACATGCTGGACCCAGAGCAGATCCGGCCGGCTCTCGACCAGCTCGCGCCAGTGCGTCAGCGGCCAGCGCAGGTTGGCGTGTTTCGACCACGGCTCGATGAGCACGTAGCGACGGCCGCCGGCCGCGAGACAGAAGCGATCGGCGAAGCTGCGCTCGGCGTCGGTCAGGTAGATGCGAGCGCGGTAGTCGCGGGCGTGGAACTCCTTGTTGAACGTCCAGCCCGTGTCCTCAGTGAAGGGGTAGACGATGTAAGGGCGCACGTGCGGGCCGTTGGTGATCCAGTTGAACACGCCCTTGTACGGCGGTCCTTCATCAGGGCGCACGATCGCCGGATTGCCCTCCCAGATCGGGTGCCAGCGATGCTGGCCGGCCTTGTCGAGGATCATCGAGCGGATCCCCTGCGCGTCCCAGACGACTTGCGCCTGCCCCGCCGCGAGAATCTCGTCGCCCCAGCCCATCAGCGTGTCCCTGCGTAGCGCGCCGAGCGATCGTAGCCAGCCGCGCGCGCGACAGTGAACCATTCGTCGGCGAACGCGTCGTGCTCGTGACCGGGCAGATCCGGCACGCCCAGTGTGTAGTGCGCGAGTTTGACTTGATCAGGCGGCAGCTCCGCGGACACGCCAACGAGATAGTTCCAGCCTGCCGGCAAGGCGCCGACATGCGTCTCATGCAGCCAGTAGAACGCGTGCAGATCGCGCCCAGGTCGGCTGTTGAGATCCTCGATCGACAGCCGGCGCCAGTACGGATGCGCGCAGTTGAGCAGCATGACACTCGACCAGTTCTTGCGCGGGTAGGGCTGCTGGACGTGGCCGGCTTTCTTCGTGTCGTAGCTCGCGCCGCCCTGCCCTGGCGGATGCGGTACGACCATGACCGCGTACTGATCGTCGGCCAGCTTGAACAGCTCGTCGACGTCGGCGCGGAACAGGACGTCGCCGTCGGTAAACAGCGCCCAGCCTTGGTGCCCGCACAGCGTGGGTACGAAGAACCGCGCAATCGCATGTCCGGTCGACATGGGCGCCTCGGAGATCACGTCGTAGAGCTGCCCGTGGCGCTCCTCTGTTGGCCGGCGGTACAGGCCCAGGTGATGCAGATGGCTGAGCGCGAGGCGCTTGACGATGACGTTGGGCGTGTGCACGCGCAGCGACGTGTGCGCGACGTTCCACGCCATCATTTCGGCCGCGTCCCAGCCGATGTAGATCGTATGCGGGAGATCAAGTGGCACACGCATTGAAATGCCTCCACGCGAGTCCCTGTTCGATCTCGGCCAGCGTCCACTGATTGTCCGCGAGGTTGAACAGGAACTGATCGCGCTCGTCGATTGACGGCAGGTACGGCGTGTTGAGATCGTCGAGCGACTGGATGCCCATGCGTGCCGTCGACGCCCACGGCGCTAGGGTGCAGATCGGAATGCCCGACGCGAGCGCCTCGATCGCACACGCGGAGCTGAACACCACGACCATCGACGCGAGATGCAGGTCGACGTAGAACGGCCGGTATTTCGCCGACGCTTTCCACCGCACCACGATCGGCCGATCCGACAGCTCCCCAACCCGCTTGATGCAGTCGAGTGTCCACTGCTTTGCGTCGATCCCGTACCACGCCATGTACGCCGGCGAGTTGGGGCAGATGACGATCGATCCGCCGATCGAAGGCTGCCACGGCTGGAGCTGCACATGGAGCTGCTCGAACCGATGCGGCGACGCGTGGCCGGTACCCGGATGTTGATAGGCGTTGCGCGTCACGCGGTAGTACTGAAAGCGCCGGAAGATCCCGTGATCGCCGTAGTACCAGTCCCGCCCCGCGGCGATGGCTTCGTCGAGCAGCCGCCGGCGAGCTGGCGAGCCAAACAAAGCGATCGGTCCCGGTTCGAGGACATCGTTGGGTGAGGCTCGCCCACCGCAGCCGAGGGCGAAGGCTCGCGCGAATTTCGGTGAGGACTTCTCCGTTTGAACCGCGTAGCTTACCGGGATGGGGAGCACGGCAGCGCCTCGTCCAGTGAGAGTCGCGGCACGCCGGTAATCGCTGTCTCGCGCGACGCATTCACGATCGATACGCCCACGCGAGCGAGCATGTCCGGCAGCCCATCGTACATCTCGTGCCACTGATGATAGCGCACGTGGCTGCCGTCAGGATGGTTCCCGAAAAAGTGTGCAGTTCCGTCCGGCGTCGACTGCATGTCATAGCCAAGCAGGATGAGCCGCACGGCACCGAGCAGGACCGCGAGGTTGATGCCCTGATAGCCGGCGTGACCGCCGGTGTAGATGTAGGTCGGATCGAGCGAGATGCCCTTGCCTGGTCGAAAGTTGATCACTGTGACGTCGGTGTTGGCTTCTCCGACACGCGGGCTGAGCGTGAACTTGCGCGCGGTCAGCGGCTGGACAAATGGGCGATGCCACGTCCACCAGCGATCGTCAGGGGCGTAGAGGACGTCTGTCCACGGCGCAAGGCGGTAGGCGTCGTTGATGACAAGGAGTGGGCAGCCGACGTCGCGGACGTATTGCAAATCGTCGACGGACAAGCTCGGGCCGGACGCCGCACACACGAGCGTGGCGCCGGGCCAGCACCGAGGTACTGACGCCAGCGCCCGCCCGCCCATCCGTCGCTGCGTTTCCTTTCAGAACGCTGGGAATTACTTCGGCCCGATCGCGAGCAGCCGAACCGTCTCACCGGAGAGATCGGTCGACGCGGCGGCTTCGGTGTAGGCCACCTGCGCCTGCCCACCGACGGACGCCGTCACGCGCGACACCCACCGCAATCGGTAGGTTGTGCCAGCACTGTTGGCTGGCGCCCCTTGCGTCGGCGTCACCGGAATCGCCTCGACGAAGAACCGACCGCTGTCGGTTTCGCCGCCCACGATGAAGTCAAGGAACTTGAGGCCGAACGCCACCGCACCGACGGTCTGCCCGCCGGACGGTGTGGCACCTGCGGTCACCGCGGTGTAGCTGGTCGGGCCGGCGAGGCCCATGATCGAGGCGCGCTCGCTGCCAATAGACGTGGGGTAGCCGTTGAGTGGACGCATGAGTCATTCTCCAAATGACGCGAGGGAAGCGGCGGGCAGGATTGCCACGCCGCCTCCGCAAGCTATCGTCGAGGACTATCCGACGCCGAGCACGTTGGTGAAGTCGAGCAGCACTGCCGTGAGGCTGCCGCCGGACGGCGCCGTCGGAGCACGCCCGAGGAAACGCGCGTGCGCCAGTGACGTCGCATCGGACGTCAGCACGTCGGCCGTGCCCTGGTCGTCGCCGGTATCGCCCGCACCCGCCGCGTAGACGCGCGAGCCGATCGCGCCCGCCGTCGTGAGCACCGAACGGAACCGGACGGGCACCATGCCGAGATCCTGAATGAACCCGTAGTTGCCCGGCTCGAAGCCGCCGAGGTAGACGCCGGCGAGCATCACCGCGTTGTCGACCGACGACAGGTCCTCGTCACGTGTCACCTGGTACGACGACTGCCAGTTGGTGATCGTCGTGTCCCAGAACAGCAGCTTGCCGGGCGTCAGCGCCGGCGAATCGTCGTCGGCCGAGCGCATGCGCACGTAGCGGAAGCGCCCGCCGTAGAGCGTGCCGACCGAGCTATCGTGCAGCAGACTGATCTGGTCCGGCGGCACCCACAGGGTTTTGCCCAGCTGTCCAGAGAACTTGCTGAAGCCGCTGGCGCCGCCGCTGACGCCGCCGATGAGCGCGTCGTTGACCGTGTTCAGCAACCCGGTCGAGACGCGAATGATTGGGGAATCCCACGATGACATGATGCTAACTCCAGTCCCGGTTCTACACCGGGCGAATGACCGGTGCTGGCTCTACACCAGCACCGGGGAGAACGGTTGACACGTTGCGAGCTGCCCGCGAGGGCGACTACCCGTTGAAGCCGTACAGCTGCTTCTGCGTCCTCGGCGACAGGCACTCCTCGTTGACCATCGCCTTGACCTGCCCGACGACGCGCGTGTTGTCCTGCGCCGGCACGAACCCCGAGAAGCCGAACCCGAACTCCTCGTTGTCGGTCACGCGGAACAACCAATCGAACGTGTTGAAGAACACGAACACTTCGGCGACGTCGCACGTCTGCGAGGCTGGCAGGTTCGACGCGGCCGACGGCGAGGCCGGCGCGGTGAAGCTGCCCGTCAGCCAGTTGCCGAGGATCGGATCGTTCTGCCCGTACCGCTCGGACGGGAAGTAGTCGTCCTTGAGCACCATCGCGTTGTTGAGGCGGAAGCCGGTCACACCCCACACCGGATCGCGCTCCTGCTGGAACCGCTGCTGGACGACCATCTTCTCCTTGATGTAGGCGATGGCCGCCTTGTTCCCGACGCCCAGGTTCGGCTCCTTCTTGCCGATGCAGGCGTCCTGATAGCCTTCCTCCAGCTGCGCGTAGGAGATCACGCCGGCCGAGCCGTCCGCGTTGCCGCACCACAGCGGCGTCGAGTTGAGGGCCGATCCGACGGCGCCGTTGCGTGTGGTCTGCCCGTAGGTCGTGTAGATGTTGCCATCCCACGACGGGTCGATGCCGTTGTTGATCGCCTCGGGCCAGCCGTTGATAAACAGCGTCCGGCCGGCCGTCTGGCCGTTCAGGTTGCTGTTGACGGCCACGATCGCGTTGATCGTGTCGACGCCGTTCTGCATGTCGGCATCGAGCAGCGATACGACCGCCAGCTCGCCCTTGTTTTCGACCTGCAGCTGTTCCTTGTACTCGGGGATCGACACGTAGCAGTAGCGCGTGTCGAACTGGAGCGACGTGATCGTCTGCCGCTTCGTGATGTTGAAGTTGGCCCCTGGCGCGTAGAAACCGCCGATCAGCGACGCGTAGCGGAACGGCGCCTGCATGAACGTGCCGCCGGTGAAGGGCACCAGGCAGTGATCACGGAAGTACGCCAGCAGCGGCGTGGCGAGGAAGAAGTTGTCCTGCACCACGCGAGGGTAAATCTCGAAATGCGTGACGCTGTTCAGTTCAGCAACATTCGGATCCACAGCTGTTCTCCCTTGCTACGGCGCACCGGCGCGCGCGCCTATCAGGTCTTTGCTGGTGCGCCGGCACCAGATGGTTGCGCGTACTTGTGTGACCGCAGCGCCGCGGCAGCCGTCGAGATGCCCTGCCCCGGTTGCGGACGTTCGAGCTTCGACGTGCGTTCCGGCCCGCCGAGATGTTGAAACACGGGCGCCTTGGCACCGGGTGCCGTCGGCTGTCCAGGCAACGGCGCCTCACTCAGCGCCGCCTCGCGCCCGCGCTTCTCGGCCGCCGCAATCGCGTCGTCGAACTTCTTCTTGTCGGCGGCCGTGCGCTTGGACGGGACGTCGTACATCTCCTCCCAGACCACGCGAACGTCAGTCGACTTCTGGTTGCCCTTCGTATTCAAGCGCGAGAGCACTTCACGCGCGAGCGCGCGGGCATCGAGGTGCTCGCCGGTCAGCGTCAGGTGCTCGTGTGCCAGCGCCGCGATCTCGGCCGGGATGGTCAACGACAGCTGCGCGAGCTGCGCGCCGTGCTCGCGCGTCAGGTAGCCCGACATATCGGGCGCCGGCGGATCATCGTCCTTTTTCGGCGGCACAACCACAGCGGCTCCCTTGAGGATTTCTTCGGGATCCTGTCCCGCGGCCGTCGCCAGCGAGCGCACGGTCTGCGTCAGCTTCAACACACTGGCCTCAGCCGCGTCGAGCGACTCCTTTTGCTTCTTGGTCAGCGTCTCGCCACGCGCCTGCGTCGCTGCCCATTCGGCCATCTCGGCGGTCAACCGCTCGTTGGCCTCACCGAGTTTCTCTTGCTCGGTCTTGAGTTTGTCCATCGCGCGCGAGTAATCAGCCTGCCGCGCAAACCCTTTTTCAAGCGCGTCCGCACGACCATCCGCTTCGAACTTCGGCGCCAACGCTTTGGCGTCCTCGTCAGAAAACTTCATGTCCTCCCGCAGCCACTTGACGACGTCCATTGGCATGACTACCTGCTCCTTCGCCCTTCCCGTGCGCTGTATGGGTTGATGCCGTTCAGCACGCGGGGTCCAAGCGAACTATGCAACTCACCCCTTCCAGCAGGAATGCTGGGTCCAGGGTGCGAGTCACGAATTGACGGGGAACACAATCGGAAGGACATGAAGCACCAGAGATCCTACATGCCTCCACCGGGCACCATCGCGCCGGATGCGGTCTGTTGCGGTGCCGCTTGCGCGACCTTGACGATGGCCTGCTTGAGGATCTGCGCGATCTGCTGCATCTCGGGCGCAATGATCGGTGTGGACTGCGCCAGCTGCATCGCGAGGTTGTTCAGGTTGCGCACCTGACCGGCGAGCTGCTGGAGCTGTGCCTGCATGGCGGACGCGCCCGCACCGGGCTGGCCTGCCGCGGGTGCGCCTCCTCCGAAGTCACCGAGTGCAGATGTCGGTGACGCTGCGCCGGCTACGCCTTCAGCCATCGTCGGAAAGGTAGATGCACATGAGCGTTGACCTAACGGCTACGTCCGCCGCGCTTGCCGGTTGTGCGCTTGCCGGTCGTGCGCGCGCCGAAGGGCGGTTGGATGGTCTTACGAACCGATCCGGACGTCACCGTACCCGTGCCGCCACCTGCGGTTGCGGCCTTGGCTGCTTTGTTGCTGGATGAACGCATGCGCGACAGTCTGCATGTAACTGCACGACTGTGTCAAGACGCGACGTCAATTTCCTGGCGGTGTCAAGGGGCTGACGGTGATCCCAATGGGATCTAAATAGATCAACTCGTCGTCACCGTCGTGCGCGCGCCCCCGTCCTTTTGTTCGAGTTTCGGCGGCTTCTGGTAGCTTTGCGGGCGACCGGGGCGGCCCCCGTTGCCGCTTTGCGGCGTCCCGCCATCGGTCGGCTGGCCGATGCCGGCCGCGGCGATCTCCTGCATGCGGATCGCCTGCTCGGCCTGTAGTTCGGCCTCCAGCTCGATCTCCATCCGGCGCCACGCCATCCAGCGTTCCATTTCGGTATTGGTGCCCTTCGGCTCGGGGCCGAAGTTCGGGATCTGCGCGATGCGCGCGAACGTCCACGGCGAGATCGGGAAGCCTTCCTTCATCAGCTGCAGGTAGAACAGCTTCGTCGACATGCGATGGATTTCGTTGACGCCTGACTCGGTGACTTCGTACTTGAACTCGTCGAGCGACTTGATCGCGCGACGTCGATCGCCGGTGGGCGAGACGGCCGCGTTCTTCGGCGCCGGGATGCGCAGCGAATCCGGTTTGTAGAGGGTGTCAACGTCGACGCCGTCCTCGCCGGTGATCGTGATCATGCGCTCACGTGTGTAGAACTGGAAGTAGCTCGCGATGCGCCAGCTCCCGAGCTGCAGCAACGGTTCCTCGACCTGGCGGACCAGATCCTGCACGATGGGGCCGGCCATCTCGAACAGCTTCTCGATCGTGTCGGCTGAGGGGATCTGCTGCGCCTTCGCCATCGCGACCAGATCGCGCACGGACGTGATGTAGTCCATGCGATCTTCCTGCGACCGGATCCACTCGGGGATCCACGTCGGCACGTTGTAGTACTCGGCGCCCAGCGGAAACTCGATGACCTTGCCCTGCGACAGCGGCGCAGCAGCGACGGCGCCAGCCATGCGCGGATTGAAGGCTTTCGCCCATGACTCGGCGACGAGCGTGTCGTCGTAGATACGTGCCGGGTTGAGACGGCCCGCGGCGCTGTCTTCGATCGCGCGCATGAGCGCCTCGATGCCTTTTTGCATCGTGCGCACTTCGCCGACGAGCGTCGCACCCAGTGCTTCCCACGGCCAGTCGTTGAAGCGGAGGCGCGCGACCGGGCAGGCACCGTGCCAGTTGGTCGCCGGGCCATCGTAGGCGATGCCCGTGCGCGAGAAAATCGTGTACCGCCGGAACGGGAACATCCGCGTGTCCGTCCACTCGGCCGGCGTGGTGAACTCGTTGCCTGTGGCCGGGTTGATGAGGCCGGTTGGGAGCGGATCGCCCAGCGCCGGCACGTCGTAGGCCCAGTTGGCGGCCGGTCCGCCCGAGGCACTTCGCGGTCCCATTGGAATGGCGAATGGCCCTTCGTTCAGCGTGCTGTCGAGCGTGTACATGTGGAAAATGTCCACGGTCGGGAACGACGCCTGATCGGACTGTCCACCGATACGACCGGCGACGCGCAGCGCCGGCGCGACGAATCGCTGCACTTTCTGCAGGCCCTTGGCAAGCCAGCCCGGCGACTCCCGATCGGGCGTAAGGCTCGCAGCAAACACCGCGTTGGTCCCGCGGTACATCGCTTTGGCGAGGTTGAGCGGCAGTTCCTCGCGGATGATGACGGCGTAGGCGCGCTGAATATCGAAGTCCCGAGGCAGCTGCACAAACGTGACGTCGCCAGGATCGAGCGCGACGAGTTCGATGTCACCGCGGTGGGGCGAGTGCAAGCTGGGATTCCAGCGTTCCCACAGGTACGCGGTGCCCTTCCCCACGGCGTACTGGAGCGCCGATCGGAACCCGCGAGGGATCTGCGGCTGCCGGTACAGATTGCGATCGAGCTGCGTCAGGACGTGTGCCTGATCGTAGAGCGACTGATCCCAGGTGACCTTGGTTTCGCCTTCATGCCGGAAGTTGCCCAGTGTGGCAACCAGCTCGCGCGCGATGCGCTTGCCCTTGTTGTAGCCGGTGTTGGAGAGGCCCTCGACTTCGTCGCCGCCCTCGACCGCCGACAGCATCTCGATGACGCCGGCCCAGGCACGCGTCGGGCGTTGCACGTTGAGCCACGCCAGCCCTTCTTGCTGCGCTTCGAGACACCAGCCGTGCAGCGTCGACGCCGGGCTACCGTAGTACGGGATCTCGTAGTTGTTGGTTGGTGGGGGCATGTAAGGCTCTCAGGTGCGCCAGCAGGTCAAGGGCCTCCCGGCACGTCACCGTGCGGCCGAGGATAGCAGAAAACAGCGTCGCGGCCCGACAGGGACGGATCGGCGTGCCCTGGACCCACGGCCGCACGTGTTCATTCCGCCACAAACGACTGAGATCAGGGGGGCGTACCATCGTCGGCCAACGGCAGCGATTCGGCCAGTGCCCAGTCAATCGTCCCGACGGTCAGCAGGACCGGCTGCAGACGCTGGCCGAACGTGCAGATCGTCAGGTACAGATCCTCGCCGGCGAGAATCCGCGCACGCTCAGCCTCCGTCGGCGACCAGCGCGAGACGACGCGACCTTGAGGCGTCACGACGGCTGGCAGGTCGTTGTACTCATGCTTCGGGCCATTGATGATGAAGGCGCGCGAGCCAGGCGGCATGAGATCCGGTGGCACGCGTGGATCGATGATGTCCATCAGTCCCTCCGACGGCGTCCCGAGGAGTCGCGGGATTCGTCACGATTCGATCGATCGTTGGAGTACACGTCGACGTGAAACCCAGTGTCGTAGGTTCTCGGTTGCGGGCGCGCTTCGCCCTGGCGAACGGCCGCGTGCATGAGATCGCGCCCACGGGGGCCGAGGCGGACACGCAGCATGCGCCCGGTGCGCTGCCCACGCTGATTCGTCTCGGGGATGAGGAACCCTTGCTCCAACCCGTGCCGCACGTTGGACGAGCGTTCGCGATCGGCGAGTTCCTTCTGGTAGTGCTGCGCCTCGACGCGCCGCGCCAAGCGTGAGTACTCCAGCTGGTTCATGTGCTTTTCGAAGCGCCGCACGTCAGGTGCGCCGCGCAGCTCGACGCGCTCGTAGCCGAGTGTCTGATAGTGCGCTGCCATGCGTCCGTTGGCGTCGCCAGGGAAGCGATAGCTGCCGTCCGCCGTGCGGAACACGACCACGGGCGCGACGTCCCAGCGCGACGACGGTGGGAGATGCGTCTGCTCGGTGTGGATCGAGGCGCAGGCGAGACAGGCCGGCACGTTGGGATAGTCGGCGAGTGGGCGCTGATATTCGAAGACGTGTCCGCAGTCTCGGCACTTGACGTCAATGAGGGGCATGCGCGGTTATCGTCGACCGATCGGTCGCAGTAAGTCAACCAGCCCGCGCAGCCCTCCCGCACGGGAGTACCGATCGGCCGGTTGGTGCGCGACCTTTCCACCGAAGGCCACTGAGGACGCCTGATCGCCGGGTGTCCAGATCGGATGCGGCGTCCGCGGCTCGGGTGACAGGCCCGGCTGGTAGGCCACGCGGCGCCGTGTGAACTGTTTCAGCGGCGGCTTGTTCATGTGCAGCGAGTAGAGCGGGAAGCCGATGCCCATGACGCGGTCGTCGTAGGCGCCTTCGCCGGCTTCGACCTTGCCCTGATTGTTGACGAGCGACGACAGCTCGCCGACGAGATAAGGCGACGGCAGATCGATCGCTTCCTCGCCCAGGCAGGTGAGCAGCATATCGAACATCGTCGCGCGGAACCAGACGTTGGTGTAGATCCCGACGCGACTGACCTGCGCGTCCGGCTTCGGGCGCTTCGTGTCGTTGTACTTCCACGGGTGAAAATTCGTCCAGCCGCGCTTCTGGAGTTCGTTCTGCGTCGAGGCGCCGTTGCTGAAGGCTTCGATCGCCAGCCGGCACTGTCGACGAATGCCCGCGGTCGGATGCACCGTCGAGTACCACGTCCCGACAGCCATGACGAGCGGCCAGAGCTGAAACGCCGTGACGGTGTTGCTCGCCCACTCGGCGACCTGGCCCGGCTCGCGCATGGGCGTCGCTTCGCGCAGGACTTGCATGACCGCGTTGTCGTGCCCGAGGCCCTCGGAGGTGTCGACGCCGATGCCGTAGAGCTGTCCGTCGTGCGGCCATTCCCAGACGAGCAGGACGAGCGCCTCATCGAAGGTCGGATAGCCTTCGAACTTGAGCGGGACGAGCTGGTAGGTCGCATCGAAACGCGGGAGGAGATCGCGCGTACGAATCGTGATCGGCTCGCGCGACTGATCGTGTCGGCGCAGGGGCGCGACCATCTGTGGCGGAATGTCCGGCCCGATGATCGTATAGGCGCCGAGCGGTACCCGCGTGCGGTCCTGATAGGCCAGCAGTACTTCGGTGTCGATGACCGGCACTTCGTTCGACTGAAACGCGTCGATGTCGTCCGAGCAGTACTCCGCGAGAAAAATGTTCAGCTTTTTCTCCTCGCGCGCCGTGTCGTAGCCGATCTCCCTCCACCACATTTGCTGCCGCGGCATCTTCCAATTCCGGTCGCCGTGCGCGAGATGCTCCAACAGCAGCGGATTCGACGTGACGTACTGCCTCGCGCGCTCGGCGTGGGCGACGGTGCGCTCGGAGGGGATCCAATTCGGCGGGATCGGCCGCTTGCGCAGGTCGGCGGGCGTCGGGTAGATGTCAGTGCCGACGTACCACGGCAGGAACACTGGACGCAGGCGAGCGCGCGAGCGTTCCCAGTCGCGCTTGGTCTGCTCCCACTTGATCTTCCACCAGCCCGGCCCCTTGCCGGTCGATTCGAGGATGCCGAACACGTCCGGCGTGTCGAGAATGGCCGGCAGCAACGCGCCGTCGATGAGGCTCTCGGCGTCGCGCCACTCGCACAGCTCGCTGAGGTGGATGATGTTCGGCGAGGATCCGCGTGCGACGCCGGTGAACTGGTTGCCGGCCTGAATGGCGAGCGTCGCGTGCTGCTTGCCGAACTCGACCGGAATGCCACGCGACACCTTCGTGACTTCGGGCAGCAACCACCACGGCTGCTCGTCGAGGCAGTACTTGATCATCGCCGCCATCTCGACGGTCTTGGTGGGATCGGCTGAGGCCACGACGCAGTTGGCGTACGCCTGAAACTGGAAGCGATGGCAGACGTTCAGCTCGGAGAGCGTCGACACGCCCAACCGACGTGCTTTGAGCTGCTGCATCCAGATCGCTTCGCCAGCCGCCTCAGACTCAGCCCAGAGATCGAGAATGATCGCCTGCGCGACGTTGGGGGTGAAGGTAGACGGACGCTTCTGCCAGTCGATGATGCGCGCGTAGTTGGGCAGCCAGTGATCGCGAAAATCGAGCGCGCACATGATGCGCTCGTTCTCGATGAATTGCGCCTCGTCCGGACGCAGCGCACGTCGCAGGCGCTGCTGCTCGGGATCGTACAGGTCAGCGAGGCTGCTGCGCGCGTAGTCGATCTGGACCGAGGTGTGGCGCTCCAGCTCCCAGACGGGTTTGCCCGCAGCACGACAGCCGTCGGCGATGACCGAATTGGCGATCTCCAGGGCGCGAGCCGTGATGGCGCGGTCGTACACAGATCACTCAGCCGGGACGGTCGCCCGCGAGGGCATGACGTCGATCGGCTCCAGCGCCGGATCCGCCTCGCCGAGCTGCCGATGGACTTGCTCGCGCACGCCCGACAGCGACCGCATGGTGTCAGCGAAGGACGGGACGGAGGGATCGACCGCAGCCGCGGCAGCCGCTTGCGCCGTCGCGGACGCGTTGGCATGCACGCTGACGATCGCCGCCTTCGGCACCGGCACGAAGCCGTGATGCTGGAACAGCATCTCGCGGTCCTTGACCGCAATGTGGGCGTAGTCGCCGCCGATACGCTTCGCCGACTTGGCGGCCTGATGCACGATCGCCGGGTGCGTCGTCGCCGCGACGAGATTGCCGACGTCCTGTTCGAACTCCATCGCGACCGCGACGACGTTTGCCATCAGCTCTGAGGGGCGGACACCACTGGCCGCGCAGACGTCATCGAAACTGACGATGGCCCGTTCGTTCGCCGTCAGCTCGGCGTAGACCAGCCACCACTTCTCCGCGCACGCAATGCGATTGAGCATCGCCTGCTGGACGAGCGCGATAAAGCGCGGACGGCCGCCGTCGATAAACCGAGCGGCGATCGACAGCGAGCACACGCCAGGAATCGTCGGCAGCTCCGTCGGCAGACCGTGGCCGTTGGTGTTGGCCCCGCAGATCCGTCGGTGGATCTCGCGCAGCTTCAGTCGCACTTCGTCCGTCCGCGGCAGCTCGAAGGGCATCGGGTGCACCGCGTGACGGCCGCCGTCCTGTCGTGGCTCGACCAGGCGCGGCAGATCGGCGTGTGCCGGCGTCGCGGTGAAGTTGGCGGGATCGACGTCAGTTACTCGCTCAACGGGCCGACGATGCGTACGCCGTCGGACGCGCGTTTTGCCTCGGCGACCGCGCGCTCGACCTGCTGTTCGAGTGCCATTTCCCTCGTCTGGTAGAACACGTGCTGATCCGTCCGCGGGCGGGAGCGTGACGGGTCCGTTGTCGCCGCTGCTGGTGGGCGTGGCGACGGGTCCGGTACCGCTGGTGTGTGCGGCGTCGCGGCCGGACGCTGTGTCAGGGCGACCAGCAGTTCCCGCAAGAGGCTGTTGGTTTCCTGCTGTCGACGCTGCAGGTGCTGCAGGTGCGCGAGCAGCTGGGACAGATCCGGTGGAGGCGTGGGGCGAAGCCAACGGCGCAGCCACAGCATGAACGGCAGCTCCTGTAATTGACGGGCGGGCAATCGCCATCAGCGGTCAGCATAAGCCGACTGCCGGAAGTCTAGCAAGTTAGGAGCGGGATCGGGACCGCTTGGCGCGGCCGGACGCCTTCTTGCCCTTGCGTTCGGGCAGCGATTTGAAGTCAGCGGCGCGCGTCTTGCCGCGGGCCTCGTGCATGGGCAGCTCGCCGCGGTTGGCCTTGGCGAACAGCGCCCGCGACTGCGCTTTGGATTTGACCGGCGTGTAGCCTTTGGCGCCTGGCATGACTAGGCGTTCCTGCCGCGGCTGCGGCCGTTCGATCGACGTGATTGCCTGCCGACGTTCTTGATGACTTCAAGTCCCTCGCGCACGCCTTCGAGCGGCCCCGCAGGGGGCAAGCGCGGATCGCGATCGTCGGCGCGCTCGCGCGGCAGACGAATGTCCTTGGGACGGAACGGCAGCTGCCGCTTGAGTTTGGTCCCGATCGGGACGCCGGATTCCTTGGTGCGTTCTTTCGGCATCAGCTTCTCCGCGATCCATTCCGGCGCGCGCGCGACGGCTCCCGATCGCTCATCTTCTTCAACATCTGGTTGCGCTTGAGCACCGAGTCGAAGGCGCTGCGCGGCTGTTCGGGATCGGACGGTGTGTCATCGGCCGGCGCGAGTTTGCGTGAGATCGAACTGGCCGCCGATCGCACACGTGACAGCATCGACGGCCGTGCTTTCTTCGGCGGCGGCGGCAGGCGCTGTGATCGAGGCGGCGGCAGCACCTTCGCGCGGTGCACGTCCGCCATTGAGTTGATCGGATAGGGCCGGTTGAGATACCCGCCTTCGACACGAAGGGGTTCGTTGTCTTGTGCCATCAGCGTGCACCGAACGTGCGCGACATGCGCTGCACCGCACGCATTTGCTTCCGATGGTGTCGCAGCACGCCGGCCATGCGCGACTTGTCCTCGCGGATTTCCTCAGCGCGCGTCAGCTGACGATGATCGTCCTCGTCGCGCGATTCCTGCTCACGCTTCTTCGCTTCGGCTGACATGCCCGGCGGCATCGACGGGCTGTCCACCATCCGCACCTTCAGCACTTGTGGTTTCCTCGCCATGCGCTGCGTCCTCCGTGGCGGCAGTCGCCTGCCCGTTTTGGTCGGTCGAGGGTAGCACAATCGGTTCCGAGGGGTCGAGCGCCGTGTAGGCCGGCCGCGCAGGCGCCTGCACGTCCTCGTCGTCCGGCGGCGGCAGCAGGGACGTGAGCTGCGCGTGCACCCCACGCAGGACACTCGTAATGTGGTCAGCCGACGGACGGCGCTCGTTCGACTCGACGCGCGCAGCCAGGCTGTCGATCGTCGCCAGGCAGGACCGGAACAGTTGTTCTTGTGGGTGCATAGCTCCTCCGCTACGACGCTCCAGCGTCATCGTGTGACGACGTCGACGATCAAATGGCCGCCCGGCACGTCGACACGCCGCTTCTGCGGTATCCCCAGCTGCAGCTCCTCGCGCATGGCGTTGGGCGGCGAGATCGATTGCCCAGCCGCATCGAACTCCTGGCGCTGCGCGGACACGACAAACACGATCTCCTCGCCGTACGCGCGCGCGATGTCGATCGGCGTCGTGCCTGGCTGACCGCTAGGTCTAGGCGCGAGCACTTTCGGAATCGTGAAGCCGCTGTCGGACGCGACACCTTCGATCGTGACGTCAACGCGCGCAGTGACACGTGGGTAGGTCAGCGCGATCGTGAACCGGCCGTCGTCGCGGATGCGCGCCTTGATGTCGTCCAGCAGCTTCTCAATGAGCGTGCGCAGCTCGGTTCCGTCGAGCGGGAAGTACTGCGCGTCGCCCATGTCGCCGAAGCCGCCCGTGACGCGCTTGCCAGGATCGGCGACCGGTGTCGGGATGCCACGCGAGGGCGTGTCGGTGTCGCTCGCTGCGCGCATGTGCGGGAGGACCGGGCTGAGCGGCGGCTGCTCGCCGATGTCGTAGTCGACCACGTCTGCTTCGACTGCGTCTGCCACCATCAGCGCAGCGTCGGCCACGTCGCCAGGTGAGTCGGTGTCGACGACTACATGCTTAGCCTGCTCAACCTGTTCAGCGTGTGCAACTTGATCGGTAATCGGAGCAACAGAAAGAGCTGCTTGCACCGGCACAGCTTTCGGCATCGCAACCGTCTCGACCTGCGCCGTTGCGACACTCGGTCGCGCGCCGCCCGTGAGGGCACGGCCCGCTTCGATGATGCGCGCCTTGGCCTCGCCCACCGCGGCGACGAGTCGCTTGCCGCTGAGCGGCGGACGTGTCGCTGGCTTGAGCGGCGTCAGCTCCTGCTCGTTCGCGCGCTTGTCGCCAGGCACCGTGCGCGCGGCATCGTCGACGCCCTGCGACACTTCGTGCGGCGCGTGCGGTGGAGGCTCGGCGCCCGTGCCGATGCCAATCGGTTGTCCGGACTGCGTGACCGCCTGGGAGCTGTCGCCAATCACTCGGCTCATAGGCGAGCATCATCCAGCCGCTTGGCGCGAGCTGTCAAGGCTCGATGACGCTGACCGCTAGGTCACCGCCAGGGCACCGCTATTAGGAGCGTCAATTCGTTGACGCTTTAGCACAGTCATCGGCGAAATAGAAAACGAAAAAGTGACAGGTGTGCTCGGTACCCCTTTTCGCAGGCGTCGGCGGCCTACCCCTGTGACAATTCGAGCACCTTTGGGCAGGACTGTGCAGCCATGCGCAGGACTGGGTACTTGAGGCGTAAGCATGCGCAGCTGCGTGCAGTTCTGCCTACTAGCAGGCAGGCGTGTGCAATTCGTGCGCTAGCTAGACTTACTACCTGGCAGGCTCGGATTAGTAGACTTGACAGCGCCGGCGCCTGGCCTGATAATCGACTAGGTTAGGCCAGGCTATTGGCAAGGTATCTGCTAGCCTGGCAGCCAGGGAGGGATCACTATGCGGCCTAACGCTAACGTGATTTGGTCCGAATGACAGCGCCGGCGCCGGGATCCACTTTCACGCTGTTCAACGTCACGTTGATAACGGCCAAAGGTACGGCCGTGGATCGGCACGTGACGCAAGCGCAGGCTAACCGATACGTCTCGATTTACTCCGACGTCTTTCAATCCTGCAGCGCCGACGTCGACCACGTGCGGATCCTTGTCGAGCCTGTAGTGTTCGATATTGAGACACTCCGGTAAGAGTGTCAATCTTTTGACGCACAGGGAGGCGTCGCACGATGACAGCATGGCAGACGTTAGCTCGGATTCAACGCGGGATTACCGCGGCGCCGACAGACGATCGCGTAGGTTGTGCGGCGCCGATTGCTGATCCGCTGGCCGGTATCATCGGCGGACCTGATTTTGAGATGCCGGCCGCTATGCCGGCGCCGGCCAGGCAGGCAGCCAGGCGCCCGATTGAACCTGCTAGCCGGCCGGCCGAACCTGTGCGCCAGGCGCCGGCGCCCGAACCTGTAGCGGCCGAACCTGCCGAACCTGTCGCCGGCCAGGCCGCGGCCGAACCTGTCGACAGCGCCGAACCTGGCCGGCCGATCGGCCAAACGTTCATCCTGGCAGGCAATGCGATTTTCACGTTGATAGGCCAGGCTAGCCGGTACACGTTCAAGGTTAGCCGGAAGGATCCCGAACCTGGCAGCCAGTACGCCGATCGCGGACCTGTGTACTTTGTCGCGCTGCTGACAGGTCCGGATAACACGGCCGATTATTCGTACGTCGGCATGCTGGACGCGTCGCGCGGTACGATCCGCCTAACCCGTAAATCGGCGTACAAGCCTGATAGCCTGCCAGTGCGCGCGTTTGATTGGACGATCGGCCGGCTATGGCTCGGCCGCCCGATCGAACCTGCCAGGGTGTTACATGCCGGGCGCTGCGGGCGCTGCGGGCGCGTACTCACGGTACCTGCCTCGATTGAATCCGGATTTGGTCCGGAGTGTATCGGGAAGATCGGAGGGTAACCCGTGGATCCAAACGCTAACCTAGCCGAGCAGAATACGTGCACCGATCCCGCTAGGCTGCGGGATCTTCGATCGGCGCTGGCAGATTGGCTAGCCGGCCGCGGATTTGCGCCTACCTGGCAGGCATATCCGGCCGCCTCGGATGATTTTCGATCGTGGTGTCGGCAGTATCGGCCGGACGTCGCCGGCCAGGTTCCGCGATTACCGTTACCGTTCAAGGCATAGCCGGCCAGGCGCCGGCCAGGGAGTACACGTACATGGGAAACACTACGCTTACGATACCGTTGAATAGCAAGCTAGGCAGGTTCTGCAAACAGCTGTACAGGGATTACCGCGGCCGGCTACCTGTGCGGATCCGGACCTGCCAGACAGTACGCGTGCACGATTATTGGGACGGCGGTAGCCGGACGTACGTCCAGTTTGCGAGCGTAGACGGTTCAACGGTCTATACCTCGGATCAGCTGTTGAAACCTGAGAACAGACAGCAGCAGGGTAACCCGTACAACCTGCCGATCGGCGACGTACCGCTAGTGCCTGGCGTTATCGCGATCGAACGATCGATCTTTTGCGGGAAGGATCGCGGATTTACGGTACTGGTACATCCGGACGATATGCCCAAACTGTTACCAGCGCCGGCGCCCTTGCATACGTGCGGTACGCCTCGGACGCAATTACGCTACTGCGAAGCCTGCCAGGCCATGAGGTAAGGCAATGCGGACCAAACACACAGTACCGACAGGTACATACAAGGTTGTTATGTACGCCTATTGCGGCATGGCGTACGACATCGACACAGGGTTAGACCGCAGCCAGGCTATACGCGCGATCGTGCGCCTGGCTCGGCGCCGGCGCAAGACAGGCCATGAGGTAACCCATACGATCGGCCGCACAGGGTTACCCGAGTACGAATTTTCCGAGCCTGAAGGCTGCGCGCTGATCCCTGATACGGCCGGCCAGGCGGCCGTAGTGGCTGAGACGCGTCCGGCCGTGGAATGCTTCGAATGTGGCGATCTTGTCGCGATTGGCGAGGCGTGCGTCACGTGTCAAGAGGCGGCCGAGTACCAGGCCGAAACGAATCAGCTATGAGTACCAGTACCGATCGGTCGACTATTCAACGCGCGAACCTGCCATACGCCGGCGTAGGTTCTCAGCTGGTACGTATCGGCCAGGCGTACTATGTGCGCGCACAGTACGCCGGGTACAACGTGCCTGAAATGCACGCCAACTATTACAAGGTGGTACGGGTTACCGCCGATCCGTATCGGCCTATGCCTGATTTAGCTGAGGCAATCGCGGCGCATGGGTACGCCGAGCTGCAGGACCGCGGACAGGGGAATTATTGCCTGTCGGTTGGTACCTTCTCCCGGTGCTACCTGGCGATCGACTATTCCGCCTGCGCGGAGTACATCGACGATTACCCGGTACCCTGTCCGAAGGTGCGCAAGGGCATACAAACGCGCTGGAACAATCAAGGGTACTGGGAGAAGTACCTAAAGGCGGAAGGATGGATCCGCGCATGAGTAACGGAAACGGGAAGGGCGCCGCATGCTGTCCGACGTGCGGCCGGCGCTGGCCGGCAGCCAAGCGTACGCCGGCGCCGGCGGTACCGGCTGACAGCGCCGGCCAGGCGCCGGACCTGGCCGCTATGACGTCGGCGGAAGTGTTTGCGCACTACAAGCGGACAGCGCCGGCCGCCGATTATGCCTTTTTCATGCGCGCGCGTATGTCGCCCGAGCTGCGCGCCTTCGCTGAGGCGTTAGGGCCGGCACCAAAGCCGCCGATCCTGGCCGAGCTGCGCGCCATGTGGCGGCGCGAGCGTTTGTACTTCCGCGGCCGTGCGCCGGCGATTGGTACGCCCGAATGGGCAACGCGCGCGAAACGTCGCGCGGACAAGCTGATCGCGGACGGCGCGCGCGTCGGGCGCTGCGCGCCCTTATCGCGGTCAATCCGTCAACAGCTGGCAAAGGTGGAGGTACAACCGTGAGCAAGGCAAAGCCAAAGCCGGCGCGCGATGGCAACGCGCGCGAAGTGGAAACGCTGACCATGCTCGAATGGTCGGAGGCCGATCACAGAATCGGCGAGCGTATCGCGCGCTTCCTCGGGTACACGCAATACGTCTATACGTCGACGTCGGCGCTGTGGGGGTTGTTCTGCCTGCGGGAGAATCCCGAACACGCCACACCGGCCGACCTTACGCCGCTGATCGTCGGCGGCCGGCCAATCGAGCGCAGGCAAAACGCGTGCATTATCAATACGCGGGAATTGGGTTTCTTGATCGTGCACGATTGTGAGGATTACGGCCTGGACGGGCGCGGGCATTACATGGGGCGCCGACGTTGATCCTTACTGCACGTGTCGAGCGTATCGGCGATACCCAGCTGTACCGTATACGCATCAATCACGACGGCCCGATCGTACTCGATCAGGAGTCGCACACCGTCTGCAGCCGCGTCGCGCACTTGCTCTGCAATCCACTTGCGGAGATCGGTACTGAGTGCGCCGAAGTGGCCGACAGCATCCGCGCAGCGTACGAAGCGCAGCAGGAACACGAGCGCCAGGATCCACATTGTACTTGCCCCGACTGCCTCGACACACACGAAAGGACGATCCGCCGATGATAGGTACACACCCGAGGCCGACGTTACCGCAATTCAAGCAATGGGCGAAGGATTGCGCGCCGGCGGCAAAAGCCGTACTCATGGCGCGCGCCTTCGCGCAGGTCGAGCGCGAGCGCGTCGACGCGTACATCCTGCCGATCTTCGCGCGCTATACCTTCGTCGACGGCTTGAGCCGTGGCGAGCGCCGCGGCACACCGATCGAAAAGCCTGATCAGCTGTACATGTGCACCGATGAGGCCGGCGTAGCGGCCTACTTCGAGGAGTGCGATCAGGCGCACCGCGCGCACGGGTTCAAGGGGCCTAAGGGACACTGCCCCGCGCTGACAGCGGAAACGCTGCTAATGCGCACAGAGCAAGCCTTGATCGACCTGGCAAAGCCGTTGACCGGGATCGATGACGTCTACGGCGACGATCGCAAGCGGTACCTAGAGATTCTGATCGGCGCCTGCGCACGCCATATCAAGGGGGGTTTGTAATGGCCGGCCAGGTCGATAACGTCTGTCCCGATGGCCCGAGCTGCCCCGATCCCGATTGCCAGGCCAACCGGCGCGCGCAGGGGCTGATCGAGGGTGAATCACTGTACCGGGCTGTCGTACGCCTCGGGATCCCTTACGCGAGCCATTACAGCGATCTGTACCTGCCGGCAACGCAGCAGGTACGCGAGCTGTTGAAAGCGCACGGGATAACGCCTGGTGGTTGGTCGGCGCCGTCCTTTACCAATCAGGTCGAGGGAGGGATCTGGTACGACGTGGCGTTCAAGTTCGATCCGTACTGGGAGGCGAAGCAGAAGCGATGAGCGACAACACGACAACCGCGCCGGCGGTACTCACGTGCGACATGGTCAGGGGCTGCACTGACCCTGTCGCCTACATCGACGCCAAAGGGTACGTCTACTGCGTCAAGCACGGGCGACAGCGCCAGCAGACACAACGCTGCTGCAGGCAGTTACGGCCGGCCGAGCTGGCAAAGCTGCAGCGCGGCGAAGCCTTGAAGGAGTACTAGCATGGTCGACGATCGCACACGTTTAGACCGCGTCGCCGTCGTACGCGAGGCGCACCTAGTCAACGGGCGGATCTGGCCGAACGGCCTCGGCTTCGATCGCCAGGGCTGGGAGTACTGCTGCAATCTCGGCACATGGTCCGCACTGTACCGGCGTACAGGCTTGTACGGTACCGGTACCACGCCGAACCTGGCCCGACAAGCGGCGACGCGATGAACATCGAAACGCGCGTCTTACTCGGCGCTGTGTACCGTGGCCTGCGCAGTCGTACCTACCCGCACCGGATGTTATCGCATGCCGTAGAAGTGGACGACGACGGCGTCGAGGTGCGCGTCCTGTGCGGGCGCGTCCAGCTCGAATCACTCGCCGATCCGCTGGCCGGCGACACAGCCGAGCGCCCAACGTGCCAGGCGTGCCTACGACGCGATCGACGGTACCGGCCGCTATGACCCGGTCGAACTGGTCAATCGTCGACGGCGTGCAAGTAGTCGTGATGCCCGAGCATGCGTACGTCAACGCGTGTGAGGACAACGAAGGGCTGTGCCTGACATGCGGCGCAGTGACGGCGTCAAGCGGCTTCGTCGAGCCTGACGCGGAGGGTTATCGGTGTTCGGAGTGCGACCGGTTCGACGTGGTCGGGATCGAGCTGGCGCTTGTCATGGGCAAGATCGTATTCACGGAGGATCGCACGCAGTGACCCAAAGGGACGCGAAGCGCCTAGCCTGTCGGATCACAGCTCGTCTCATCAGCAATTTCTACGACGTCGGCGCGACTGAGCATCACGCCGACACCGACAAGGATCGGGAGCGTTTACAAAAGGCGCTTGAACAGCTCGAAATTGAACTAGACCGCCGGGCGGAAGGTGTACCGGAGGACTACATCGGTCGGAGGACTACATGACACGTTCACAACAGCGCCGGCTCCTGCGTACCTTCGTCAATCAGGTCCGCGATCATCTACTCGCACAGTCGGACCGCTGGCCCGAGGATTGGGACGGGCATGAGCTGCGCGAGCTGGCCGCGCAGGCGTTCGACTGGGAGCGTACGCCGATCATGCGACACGGGCTGCGAGCTGATCGGCGGCGCCTGCGTGCCTGCAGCAATGAGATCATCACCCGGCAGCTGTACTGAGGAACCATGAGCGACAACGGCGACGCGCCGGCCTTCGTCTACCTGCTGTGCTTCGCGCACAACCCGTACCAGCACGCCCGCCATTACCTCGGCGTGTCGACGCAGCCGCTGGAGCAGCGCCTGGCCGCGCACCGCGGCGACAGTCGGTACGGGCGGCCGGCCGTACTCATGCGGGCCTTACGCAAGGCAGGCGGGACGTTCATCCTGGCTGACGTCTGGGATTGCGCGAGCGCGGAGGACGCCTTTGCGCTGGAGCGCCGGCTGAAGAAACAGGCCAACGGCAGCCGGATCTGCTCGATCTGTTCGCCAGGGAACCGACGCGGTACCGGCTCGGTTGGCCGGCCTCGACGAGGACAAGACTGAGGCGAAAGTCCACCTTCGCCTCCGTTTTCGCCCCCTGACACCCCCCAAAACTATGACCCTTTGTGGGTTATCCCATTGACTGCACTAGACTTAACTCGGCTCACCTACCCTGACCCTAACGTGAGCCATGACCCGAGTTAGGGTCATTAGGGTCACGATTGGCTCAGCGTTGTTAGTACTAGTTATTTGTAGGTGTCTACGGCACTTAGGTACCATAGGGTCATCAGATCCTCCCCCTGTGTCATTCAGCCACAGGGGGCCTTTCGCTTTCTAGTGGATCTTGACCTTTGCGTAGCGGCCACGGCCGAGCTTGGCGATGCGGTGCTCGTCGAGCAGCCGGGACAAGGCGCGCTTGATGGTGGCGTCGCTGTAGCCGTGGCGCTCGCGCACGCGGTCGAGGATGACAGCGCGCGTCGTCGGGCCGGTTGCTTCGAAGCAATCCCATACCTCGGAGGCGACCTTGTCCTCGGCGATGACGTCGTAGGGAATGAACAGGCCGGTTTTCGTGTCGCGTGCGCAGGCAAACTCTTGCGGGGCCTGATGCCTGGGGTTCCAGCCGAGCATGTAGAAGGGGCGCTGTTCCTCGGGGGCGATCAGGTAAATCTGTGTGTCGCTGAAGCCTGAGAATGCGTAGCTCCCCGCGATGCGATCCTGGGGGCGCAAATATTGGTCTTTTGCGTCCGCCTTCTGTTTGCCGAAGTGTCCCACGACGATCAGCGTGTACAAGCGTTTGCGCGCCGTGCGTGCCATTGTCACCAATGAGCGCGCCACGTCGCGCGGGCTGTTCTGATTGCCGGCAATAAACAACGGAATGGCCGGATCGACGACAACGAGCGCACCGGGTACCGGAGGGTACCCATCAGCGGCACGATTGAGACACTTATCGAACAATTCGAGCGCACCGCCGGCATTCGCGTACTCAGCAGGATCAATGGAGAGATCGTCGACGATGGAATAGTGCGGAATCTCAGGAAAGCCAGCGGCCTCGAACCATTCGGCATGACTGGCCCAATGGCGGTCGCCGGCGATGTAGGCGAATTGGTTCGGCGCGTTGGTCTTGCACCCCCATATCTCACGGCCCTGGCGCCAGCGTTGGATCCAGTCGGCGAGCATGGCCGTCTTGCCCACGCCAGGAGCGCCCGCGAAAACTGTCAGTGTGCCGAAGGGGATGATGCCAGGGATAGGGTCGAGGAACGCTGAGCCGTCGCCTGTCGACATGTACGCCTCGTTCGAAGGGGAGCTGCCGCGAAAAAAGGGCGCCCGACTTTACACCCGCCGCACGTGGAGATCAACGACAAAGATTTGACGGTCGATCGTCAGAAGATTGGCGCTTTTTCTCAGCAAAAACGTGCACATTGTGCTTGACACTGACCTGCAGTCGGCCTGACACTACGCCAGTCTAAGGCCGTGTGGCTCACTCGGGACGCGGAGGAACGCGGAGCGGCAAATGCCCTACTACATCGGGACGATCTTCGTTGAGGAGCCGGCGACCGGGCGCGCGAGCCGGCACGTCGTGCGTGCCTGGGTACCGCCAGGACCGAAGGCAGAAGATACCTACACCGCCGTCGCGATCGGCATCGTGCGACGTCGTATCGCCCCCGACGGCAGCGATCCCCCGCTGCGCTTCGACGCCGGCCCGGTAAGCCTGTCGAAGGATCAGCACAGCGAGTCAACAGTCCCGCACGATCATGCCTGACGAACCGATCGAGCTACCGCCGTCCCTGGACGACGTCGCCGCTGAGGTGATGCGGCGCGACGCCGCGCGCGCAGCCGAGCCGCGCTTCCCTGCGCTGTGGTACACGTCCAACTCCCCCATCAGCCGCGGGCAGCGCGACTGCGGCATGCGTCGCTACGGCGAGTATCACGCTGGCGTGCACGGGAGCGGCTATCGACGCAAGGCGGGCGTCATCCCGCTGGCGACCGGGAAGTCGGTCCATCA